TTCCGAGCGTTTTCTTGGTGGTGTCGGAAACCGGACACCCCCAATTGTTGCTTGGTTTTAACCATGGAAATTCCCGACCGTAACCTTGCGTGGAATTTTCGTGCAGATATATAGCAACATCGTTAGGAGGTAGCCGCTTAACCTAGCGGATACGCGCATGAACAGCTAAAGAGATAATGTTCATAAGCTTCCTGGAGCTATAGGCCAGGAGCGTTTCGATACGCCTAACACGTACACCTGTGTTAGATTACATACGCAATAGACCACGGATAGGCGTCGTATGTTTTACGGGTTTGTGCCGAGAGTGACACCCGACCGCTTGTAAGAGCGTATCTTACCTGTGGCTAGTAAGCCAATTCGCCTTAGGCCCCGGTAGTTGCATAGGCACAACGGGTTTACCGAAGGCTGGGTGTGAGTAGCATACCGCGATTTCGTCGATCGTTAGGAAAAGCACCCTTGCTTGGTGCTTCGGCAGTACCCAGACACCATTCCCCCGTGGAAAAAGATCTGGACCGCGATTAGCTTTAGTGATAGGCCGCGCGTAACAAAATTTGGTCGTTAGGACGTAGACCAAGGCCCCCACCCCCAAGTGATGCTTTTGGGGGGGTATGGAGAGGAGTATCGAGAGGAAAGGAAAACAGTCCAGCAACGCTCAGCTGGCAACACAAATGAGCGCCATCAACAACAAATTAGGGCGGTTGTTGAGAGATGTTAAGCCCAAACCCCTGCGCAAGAAAAACAAGCGTGCGAAGCGCAGGAGGGGACGTCCAACATATGGACAAGCTACTTACGAAGTCGCCGAACAGCCTAGTGGATTGGTTGTACACAGTGCCCACAGCCACCTCGCCCGCAGTGGACTCCCTATGAGTCAAGCTGCTCGAGAGTACTGTGCCACTCTCATCGATCCACATCAGTCTAACGGAAATATTCATATCCCCAGGTCTCTTAGTATTTACTCTCAAAAGGTGTCGTTGAGACAAACCTTCCAAGTCGTTGCTGGCAGCAACGGGTTCGGCTGGGTCGTCTTATGTCCCAATTTGAGAGGCTTCAATCAGAGAGACTTCGTTCAATACACCAATAGCGGCTCCACCGCATACACCACTTCACTTAACCGCGCGGCCACTGTCGTCGACGGAGTGGGAGGGACTTCTCTCCCATTCCCGTACGCATTGACCGATATGGATGAAGGTGGTTCTGGTTCCAGCCCAATTGATTATTGTTTAGTTGCCGCTGGGGTGCGTATGTTACCTACTAGTTCCGTTTTGAACAGATCTGGAATCATGGTTTCATACTCCTCCACCCGCAATGAGGATTTGAACGGATCAACCATTGCTCGGTTGACTCAGTTGAGGGAGACTAAGACCTATATCATTGACGGTGACAGTCAATCTGTCGCTGAATGTGTTATTTATGGTCGGAGTCCCGTTGAACAAGATTTTCACGACGGCGCACGCCCTCCCAATGGATACGCTCTTGGGATGCCGTACAATTATGGATTAGCGGCTAGCGCGTATTGGGACTATACTAGCGCCACCGCTGCTGCTCCTTCTGCCGTAGGTGTAATCTTTATCAGCGGAGCCCCCGCTGGAGCCACCTTTCAGTGTGAAGTTGTTGCGCATGTCGAATATGCCGGCCGTTCTGTTAACATGATGGCCACGCCCTGCACCGCAGACCCAACAGGTCTGTCCACTGCATTGTCCGTGGCTAATAATGTTACCATTTCACATGCTCGCACATATCAGAAAACCACAAGAGCGGAACACGCCCCTAGTGCAATCTCATCCACTGCCGTGTCTATTATGCCCGGAGCCAGTAAGATGATGATGGAATCTAAGGACCCTCGTGTTGTCGCTGTTGGCCAGGGTTTGTCTTTTGTATCGCAAGTGGTTCCCAAGAAGACGATGGCGAGAGCCCTCGATGAAATGGGAAGCGGCATACGGCATATGTTTCGGCATTAGCAACACACTATTATTTTGCTTTATATGGAGTGCGCTCACCGCGTACAGCAGCGGAATCTGCTAAAATAACTACCTCCAGAGGGACTGGAGCATAACAATCAAATCCCTAGGGCTAATCAGGGCCTAGACCAACGTCGAATCGTGAGAACCCCAGCCAATGGACAAGCAATTGATAGTCTCGTGAAAATTCCTTGGCGTCCTGTTCAGAAGAGGACAAGCATCGTTCGCGCACAGCGAGTACATTCGCGCAGCGCAGCATGCCCCTCTAGGCGCTTTTGAATAGAGTAGCGTTTCCAGTTGTATTTGGTACTGTAAGCAGGAGGTGGTAGAACCAAGAACTGACACTTTTAAACACACATACCCGCGGATGGGAAAAACCTGCTCGGAATAGAGCACCTCGACTTTATCATGGATATTATCGACCAGTCCCCCTGTGCTGAAGATAGGGGAGCGCCGACAGCCTTCGATTGTCATTACACCTTTCCACAAAATCCACATTCTCATAAATATATATCACACACTTGGTTAGCGCCACCCAGTTTAGACGGTCTGGGTAACATAAGACCGCCGGGACGGATAACCTCCTCCCACTCACTGCGCTATCGTAGCGCTTGTATATTTTGTACAAAACATCTCGTTTCAGGTAGGAAGTATGTAAATAATGTATATATCGCATCAATTTTGTTATTATTTTTACCAGGTGTCCGAAGTGAACCTATGGATGTCTCCATAGGTTTAATTTTGGTTTTTGGTTCCTGGATTTTTGGATTCTTTGTAAGTTTTGCAGTTGGTGTAGCTTTATGGGAGATGCTCAAGAAGGCCTTGCGTATTTCATTTAGAGGAGTGTACTTAGATTGCCTCGATGAAATGTACGGGGTCGAAGCTGATGTTGAAGATTTCTTGAGCGTTCTCAATTTTAAATCCACCCACAAGATTTGCACCCTTGGCCATGGAAACCAGTCTGGGGTTGTCCCCTTTGCCAAGATGAAATTGGATGCTTGCTGCAGTGGTGCGCATCCTATGGTCGTCGATGAGTTGTATGAGGCCTTCACATCTGGGGCTATTTGTTATAAGTTCGAGATTGTGAATGTTTACGAGGTTAGGCTGGTTAGGAATTGGTGTTTGGATTTTGCGAGACACCACCATCAAGATAAATGGGTTGTGTCACACTTTGAGTACGAATTCCAGTTTGTGTGCGCGCTTAGGCCGAACACAAATCCGATAAAGTATTCTTGTGACACCAACCTTGTTCTTAATGGTGCCAACTGGGGCGCAGTTTCTCACGACGAATACGCCGCTTTATATCGGTGTGAACGTTTGGAGTATGCGGATCGCTCATATAGAGGTGAGCACCTTGTTAGTAGTCGTCCGTTTTCCATCAGCAATTTGTCATGGAGGATAAAGTGGCACATGGATAGTGCGTATGATGCTGCCGTCATTGATTCCGATTATAGCGACAGCGGTAGTGAGTCCGGCACCGCTACCACAGAGGAGAGCAACGGCCAGGGTGGAGTGGTTTGGGATGAATCTTGGGATTACCAAGTAGACGAAAGCGTGCCTCCTGAGTACGATAGTGAATCTGAGGAGGAAGACGTTCGGGACGAATCAGTCTGGAGAAACGTGCCTGATGGATACCATTTCAGATTAGATGGGACAGATGGCTTGATTTCCGGATTGACCAACGGCATCCATTTTTGGGGTTTGAATGGCTCTAATGGGGAGGCCACCAATGACGACGATCTAGCCGCTAGAGTCGGCGGTCGCATTGGTGGAGGTAGAAATCACGTCCAAATTCCTGCTGCGGAAAGACGCCGAGCTGCTCAAAGAGTGATTCATGGGCACAACGTGGATAGGAATGCGCACAACGGTCCCCCAGTTGAACTCAACGTCGGAGCTCCTCGGGGTTTTTGTTGTATTGCTGGATGTATTCACGCGGAAGGATTTGGGGTTGGAGCACCTTTGCAGCTCAATGCAGTTGCCGGTGCTGGCGGTCTTCCACCTTTGAACGGTAGGTTCAAGTGGAGTGGCTGTGAGCATGTGACTTGCGTGTTGTGTGCTTCGGAGTATTTCCACACTGCCGCTTACGACCCAGACGTGATTCCAGGTAACGCTAAGTGTCCTATTTGTCGCAAAATGGGACATTGCAGGATGGCTTACTTTGGATTGCCCGACAATTATGTCGGGATGGGAGGGTTTGAGCACTACCTGACTCACCGTAGGAATTTGGAGGCTGAAGATGTGCCAGATGCCAACAACCCATGGAGGGATGTTCCTGGGGACGACGAAATCGAAGCCGCGCCAGAGGTCGAAGCAGTCATTCCGTTCGAGCTCAGATTTGTGTTTGAAGTCAGGCATCACGTTGATTCCAGAGGGTGGACTCCTAGCGCCGCTAATATCGCCTTTGTGGCCGTCCTCCTCGGTGGGATAGCTCATAGCGCGTTGATATTGGCTTCCACTAGCGTGTTGTATGGTGGTCATTGGCTGTGGTGCAAATTTTCGTCCGCTCCAGTTGAGATTAACCATTTCGACGGCCTTGAAGCCGAACAAAGGTGGAACAGCGCTATTAGCGGTGTTAGTCCGACTGGGGTTTCACTGGCGAAGAAATTTGGTTATGGCGGATGCAGGAATGTCCCCGTGTATGTCAGGTTAGCGGAGTCTGTTGGCAATAAGTTGCACCCTTTACCTTATGGTCCCTTGCTCCATAAGCAGGTCCACAAGGTCCTCCAAGATGAGTTAGATAGGAGGAGGGTCAACTCACCCAATTACCCTAACGCTGTCCCACAGATATTCGAAAATACTGTACATTACGTTGTGCAGAGGAGAATTCTTGTGGAAGAGCAGAGGAGGGTTAGGGGAGTCAATGGAAACGCCATAGCCAGAAATGGCTTCTGAAGGAAAATCAAGTTCGGCCGAACGTTTAGAGAGATGTGTAGGGCTTACGCTACACCGAATGAAACTCTCAATCCGTATCGCGATGGGGGCCGATTTGATATCGTTAAGGGTAAGAGGTACTTTCGGAAGATGAAGGAAGTTACTTTTGATAGGGGTGTCAATTTCACTAAATTCGATTGCGGCGATAAGGAGTATCGCATGGACTTTTTCGACATTTGGTTCTCTTCAGATGTTTTCATGTACAAACAGGATGACGTTGGGTTGTCCGGAGCAGTCACGCGTTTGACTTGTGCCCGGAAACCCACTGAACAGGGTGTACACGAAAAACTGAGAGATTTGCAGTTCGAGAACGTAGGAGTTTGGGACGAATTTAGTGATTGGAGAGAGTATTGGTTAGCCTCCTATAGGGAGTGCGCCCCGGAAGTCGTGTTGACTGAGGAAGCGAGAGAGGAATGGGTGCATGCGACGCATCCTAAGCGGAAATTGAGGGAAGCGACACATAGCAAATTGGCAGATTTGCAATATTGGTCGCATCCTACGTGGATTTTCGATGACTCTCTCGGATTTGATCTTGGGAGTGTTAAATACAAAATGAAGCCTGGTGAGTTGTTACCGGGTGGAAAGTATTTACGTGCGGTGGGAGACATGACAGCGCCGGGAGCGGCATTGGGAGGTTATTGCATGGATTACGTCAAGGAGGCTTTCACGAAACCTTTTGAGTTGTACGGAGGTAAATGCACATTTGTTAAGAAGCCAGAAATGCCTATGTTGGTGTCTGCGTTTGACAAAACAATTAATACCGAATGCGTTGAGTTCACTTATTTTAGTGATGACTCGATGATAGGCGTTAAATGCTTGGACGGGACATATTATGCTAATCTTGATATTAGCGCCTGCGATGGTAGCAATTTTGATCCAATTTTCCTCCTTCTTAAGGGGGTTATGAGGGAAGTTTGCGACCCCATCGTAGTTGATGGCATTTTTGCGCAGTGCTTAAGCAATTGTTGCATTCGTAACGTTTGGTCAGAACCGCGGCTATGTAAGGAGTATTTTGTTTTGAAACCGCTATATTACACATTGTATAGCGGTAGTGTACTCACTACTAGCATTAACAACATTGCCAACTCTTGTATATTCATATCTTTTATGAGAAAGTTTAATAAAAGAAAGTATTATATGAGTGAGATTGGTGGTATGTTAGAGGAGGCGGCCATGGAGGTAGGTTTTTTGATTAAAAGTCAGGAGTGTCAGAGAATAGAGCAGATACAGTTCTTAAAGACTTCCCCCTGTATTGTGGCTGGAGAGGTTAGGATCTTCCTAAACCTAGCAGTTCGCATGAGGGGTTTTGGGTCTTGTAAAGGAGATTTGCCTGGTAGTTCTTCTGAGAGTCTGAGAGAGAGGGCGAAAAAGTATAGCAATGGAGTGATAAAATCATTTTGTCATGATGGTAAGCATTGCATTACTGAAGCTTTTAGGAGTAGGATAAGTGGAGACAGCTTTGAAATTAAGTTGGACGAGTGGGATGTTAAGTTACATGGTGTTGGGGAGTATGAAATTCCGATTGAATGCTTGATTTCTAGATACAGCGATCCGGGGTGTACAGCTACTGAGCTGGATTTTCTGGAATTGGCTGATTTTATTAGAAACGGCATTCCCGGCGAAGGATTCAATTCCGCACTTGTTCAGAACATCTTCTCCATCGACTACGGGTATCCAATAACCAACTCGGATTGTGAGTTAAAACCAATCATGTCTTAATTGAGGCTTTCAATTGCTCGTTGGAGAGCTAAAATCCAATAGTCGTAGTTATGGGACTATAAACCATATTCGCACTGCCAGGCGACCCTGTACCCTTTTGGGGTGCTCA